AAAAGATCAAGGTCAATATGATTCTGGAGAATCGCAAAATTGACCAAATTGTTTCAGTTTTAAGTAAAATTATTCAAAAGGAGAATAAAAATGATTAATTCTAATATTTTTGGTTTGCGTTGGCTTGCTGCGTTTACTGCGTTCGGTGCTCTGCTTCTGCATCTTGATAATGCAAAGGCTCCAATTGTCTGGTCATTCGTTGGCCTGACTGTCTTCCTGCTTGTTTGTGAAATTCGTGCTCTTCAGAAGCACATTTGCCAACTCCAAAAGGAATTTGACAATGTGACTTTCAATAATGAAATCCACAGCGTCCGAAATGATATGTGGCGAAATGTGGATGAACTTCACACTCGCCTTGAGCAGTGCTCAAATAGCTGCACAAAGGCGAAGAATCGTATCTAATACAACTGAATAGTTAGTTTTCAAACCCTCTGCTCCAGCAGGGGGTTTTTTCATGCAATAAATGCAATATAATATGCTACATCTTCAAATGGACCTTCTCCAAGTACGCAAGAAACGCTCATAGTTATTCCTCTGCAATTTGAGGGATAATATTCTAAAAGAGGTTGTCTAGCAACAGAAGCACTCGCTAGATTATCAAATATATTATGCGTAAATTGATTTTCATTTAGATTTAAAGTTATTCTGCTAAAATTTACAGTACTAAGTGATGTAAATGAACCCTCCGCAGCAGGGATTACTGAAAATAATAATTTTTTATATTTTATATCCGATAAATCTACATGAAATGTGTAGGTTTCCCCATCAGGGACTGTAAACAATCCATTAGTAATTCCAATAACATTCAGACTTTTTTCTTCGTCTGATCCATATATCATTATATTTTGATTGTTTAAAATCATTATACTAAGAGGAGTATAGTTGCACCAGCAGTAACAGATGCGCTAACAGAAATTGAAGTCACCCTGCAAGGAATATAAAATGGACCAGAATTGGCGACTAATCTTATAACAAAATTACCAGTGTCTGCGCCATTTATATCTAAAAATTTTAAAGTTATTTCGCTTGTACCAGTTCCGGTATTAGAAACAATTACTGCTCTATGTTTATCAGAAATTGTGGTTGCTCCTGCACCTTGAGTTACAGTTATTGCTCTTATTGGCGTATGATTCATTATTTGACCTCTTTATATTTATAATCTACATAGTATATGCTGAATCCTAGAAAATTTTTATTGGAGGCACTGACCCTTCAGTATCACTCGGATCTTAATCCAAAGTTCTGGGTAAATATTTTTTTGAAGGAAGAAGTTCGTAAGAAACTTCTTGAAATAGCCAAAGAATGGCTAAAATTTGCGGAAATACCGAATTCGGCGGTCAAGGATATAGTCTTTACTGGCGGAAATGCAAATTTTAACTATACAGATGATTCGGATTTAGATGTTCATATCATTCTAGATAAATCAAAAATACCAAATTGCTCTGACGAAGAATATTTCAAAGATAAAAAGTTAATTTGGTCTTTAACACATGATATCTCGGTATATGGGGCTGAGGTAGAAATTTATGCTCAATTAGGAGAGGTGAATATTCCCAAGAATCAAGGAGTCTATTCTTTAAAGACTGGTAAATGGGTAGTTAAGCCAGAAAATCTTGAACTTGATTTTGAGCACGATGACCTTTTAAAGAAAAAAATAGACGATGCAATTTATCAGATTGATCATGCTTTAGAGAATACTACAGACACAAAAGCAGCAGAGAAGCTATTAGAAAAATTCCAGAAACTGAGAAAACATGCCATAGCAAAGAGTGGCGAATTTACTCAGGACAACTTAGTATTTAAAGAACTAAGAAATCGTGGCTATATCGATAAGATAAGAGAGTTTATTGTAAAAATAACTGATAAAAGATTGTCTATTTAACTAAATCTATCTCCGGTCAGTCTAACTACCCCGCCTTTTCCAGGGGAATTTAAATTCTCATAATAAAATACTGATGGTAAATCGGAAGTTATTGTTAGGATGATATAAGAATCCGCTCTTCCTGGTATTCCACTTATTTCATAATTGCTAGTAAGTAAAAATCTTTCAGATGCATTATTTCTTACTTTGCTAAAAACTAATTGTGGGGGAGTTGATAGAGAATTGGAAATATCTCCTTGATAGAATAAATATTTTTCTCCCAATAAAGCAGAAATTTCAGGATTTAAAGCATCATTTATTATAAAACCGTTAGAACCATATTTTACGGAAAATAACCTATCATAAGTTGTTGATGATCTATTTGAAGATGTTGTTGTGGTTTCTGGGCATAACCCACTATATCCCCAAACGGAAGTAACTTCTGTATTCGAATACCCGTATCGTCTTAAATAACCTTGCAACTCATTTTGATTTTCGAAACAATCTAAAATTGAACCATTTTTATCATAAGTAAAAACAGTTCCATTAACAGTTAAATCTTTTTCCAGATATTCAGTTGTAGATTGTCCTCTAGTGTAAATATTAAGTGTTGTCCAAGTACCTATTCTATTATCATTTATTAGAGGTTCTTTGACAAAAATAAATTCTTCTCCATCTGTAGAAACTTCTACTTTTTCTACATTTAATCTATCAAGATTTGCTGTATTTCCTGTATATGATATTTCAATTAAATCATCTTCATAAAGACCTAGTTTAGTTATTTCGCCTTCGTTAGTCACTGATTTAATTATATAAGCTATATCGCCTGTAAATCCTCTATTTAAATCAAGCTTTGGTGGGTTTACAAAATATTCGTTTTCATATCTGTATTCAGCATTGTTTATACCAGTAGCAGAAATAACAGTAGTTAGAATTATATTGTTTCCAGTAGCACCGTCAAATTGGTAAATTCCATTTATATTCGATGTTATTCCGTCTTGTTCTTTTACATAGTAACCATTAGAAACAGAAAAAGTGTTTCCGTTTGTTATTCCCTGTAAAAAAATATCTAAAAGATCTAAATCATCCGTATTTACCGTTCCAGAATAATCAAATATTGCTTTACCAAAAGAATTATAAAAATAAACAAGTGGGCTTGATGTTAATTCTTTTCCGATAAGATCAAAATCAGAATAAGTATTAACTATATTAATACCATAAGAACTAAAAGTCTTGGTAAAAACAATGTTACTGTTTTTTGCCATCTTATCTTGCTATGAAGTAAATACTCTGACCAGTGCTACCGCCACCACTCTTAGCAAATAGCTTATTCATATTTGAAATTTCTAGGAAAATTTCTTCTCCTGCATCAAGAGGATATCCATAAGTAAATCCAGATTCGCCAATGAACACAAATTGAGTATTTGTGGGGTATGACTTTACATTGACTCCCTTAGCACAAGTAAAGCCCCCAGGATACATTCCTGTGGCAGTCGTGGTTGCTGTAAAGAGGCCAGTTAGTAATGAACTTGGTAATGTTTCTGAATTTACAATTACCTTTGCAGTGCCATTAGTCAATAAAGTTTCAATTACTGGAATTCTAGAGGTAAATGTTGAACCAGAAATGCCCGATGTGTTTATACTAGTCAATAGTGATTCTAAAGTCACACCAGTAATACTCACGGGCGAACCAGTAGAACCCTGAATATACACTGGACCAGTTGCACTATTATAAATTCCAACAGATGGATTTACATTTGCAGTTAGTGCAATTGGAGCACCAAGGACCTGAACAAGCAGAGCATTACTACCGCCACCATTAGTGACCCCGGCATGTAAATTAGTATTAGGATCAAATAGGCGAACATAAGCTCCACTTGTAGCACCATCAGGACCTACACCGATACCCTTTATTTTATATGTCCCGTTTGTTAAATTGGTGACGAATGCTTGAGTATCGGTGTAGATATTCGTCAGCAGGGTATTTCCTGCTTGATCTTGTGTTATAACTGCATTATTTAGACCAGAACCGTTTACTTTTAGTGAAGTTGTGCTATAATTTACTACCTGTACAGACCCAGCAGTTCCACCACCAGTAATAGTGGCATTGGTATTTAAGGTAACACCAGTAGATGCTAGGTATGCAGGAAGAGGATTTGCGGTCGTGATCCTGTTTGCGTCACTGGTATTTCCCCAAACTAACTTGAAGAGCTGAACATGAGAAGTAGCCCCGTAAGAATCGATAACAAAATCTGTGGAAATGGTAGCAGTGGCTCCACCAGCAACATTAATCTGCAAATTTGCGTCATTTACGGCCATATTTTCTCCAATTTAACTTAACTATATAGGGTATTCATTATGCTAATAGAACCAACATTTAAAAACGAATTTTCCAAGCTTGTAATAGAATATGTTTCCAAACACAATTCAACTTATATGGATGCTATATTGAAATTATGTGAAGATTACAATATGGAGCCACAAGGCGCATCCAAGCTTTTAACAAAACCAATAATCGAAAAACTAGTCGAAGAGGGTAGAGATCTGCATCTGTTGCCCAAAAAGGCCAAACTTCCTTTTTGACTAAACACCAATCTTTGGTATACTACACCATCGGCCAAGGGAGTTCCTTGGGTTAATATAAGGAGACTATATGTCATTTAACGATTTTAAGAAGCGTTCGAAGTCAAGCATTGAAGATCTAACCAAGAAGATCGAAAACCTAAACAAGACTGCCGATTACAAGGATGATCGGTTCTGGCGACCAGAAGTTGACAAGGCTGGCAATGGCTATGCCGTTATTCGCTTCCTGCCTGCCTGTGAAGGCGAAGATGTTCCGTGGGCTAAGGTCTACTCGCACGGCTTTCAGGGCAAGGGTGGCTGGCTAATCGATAACTGCCCAACCACCATCGGCCAGAAGTGTCCGATCTGCGAAGCCAACAGTGAACTCTGGAATAGCGGAGTCGAGAAGGATAAGGATCTTGCTCGTACCCGTAAGCGTAAGCTAACATATATCAGCAACATTCTGGTTGTTAGCGATCCCTCCAACCCCCAGAACGAAGGTAAGGTGTTCCTCTTCAAGTACGGGACCAAGATCTTCCAGAAGGTCCAGGAGGCCATGCAGCCTCAGTTCAAGGATGAGGAAGCCATCAACCCATTCGACTTCTGGAAGGGTGCTAACTTCAAGCTAAAGATTCGTAAGGTTGCTGGTTATACCAACTACGACAAGTCTGAGTTTGATGGTGCTAGCGAACTCTATAAGGGTGATGATGAGAAGCTAGAAAAGCTCTGGAAGACTCTTTACAAGCTTCAGGACTTTGTTGCTCCGGGCGAGTTCAAGTCATACGACGAACTCAAGAAGAAGCTCAATGATGTTCTCGGTGGCGACATTCGCAGCGTTGCCCCTGCCGCAAAGAGAGCGGAAGATGAGGACGAAGTTGAGGCTGCTCCTGCTCGTAAGGCCCCCAAGCCCGACGAGGACGAAGATGCGCTTGAGTACTTCAAGCGTCTGGCTAAGGAAGACTAAACAACTTAAATAGTCAATTCGTCATGGCCCTCCATTTTGGGGGGCCATTTATTTTTCTAAAGAATGTCATAAGATCGTCTGCGTATCCAGGATTAATATTGATTACTGTGTCTCTAGACTTCATTATAGATTGAGTCGGTGTAATAATTGGTCCCTTTTGGGGATTCATCATGGACTGAAATGACGATATATTTTGTTCAAGAGTTTCTATTTTTTTATCTAAAGATGATTTTTTATTGTAAATTATCTCAGTGCTTTCATTGATTAACTCATCAATTCTTACTTGTTCGTCTTGAACTACTGGCTCCTGAGTAATCAAATCTTCTGTTCTAATTGTATTTTCATAACCGGGGGCATCTAGGTTAAAATCTTGTAATGTATTTACATTGTCTGTATTTTCAATGATTAATTCGGGTAGCAATTCTTCAGTTGTTGATTGCTCATATTCATTATTTTCTACTGGAGGCAAAAGATCATTTACACTTAAAACATCAGAATTTTCAGCAGTAGGTAAAATGTTAATAACATCTTCTGGTGTAGAAGGTAAACTATTATCGATATTCCTCGGGGTAAGAGGTAAACTATTATCGATATTCCTCGGGGTAAGAGGTAAACTATTATCGATATTCTCTGGAGTGGAAGGTAAACTATTATCGATATTCTCTGGAGTGGAAGGTAAACTATTATCGATATTACTTGGGGTAATAGGTAAACTATTATCGATATTACTTGGGGTAAGAGGTAAACTATTATCAATGTCCTCTAGTGGAGGTAACAGAGTATTTGTTACTGTAGTTTCTGGTATTTGAAGAGTTATATCTTCCGCTTCAGATATGATTTGGGAATTGTCTTCCTCGACATAATTCTGTGATTCATCTAATAGATTAGAATACGCATCGACTCCAGATGTCATTGGTTCTGGAACTAAAGAATCAATATTAAAAAAATCAAAGTTAGTATAGTTTATTTGCGGCTTTTCGTTTTTCATTTGATTTCTTTTCTTGTTCTTCTAACCAAATTTTATGTTGAAGTAAATATACTTCTTTTTCCCAAGGCATTAAAGCTTCTATCTCGCTTATTCCTATATTTGCGCCTGCACTTAAAAAATGATTTATCTTGTAATAAGACACAACATTAGTATAAGTCAGGCATGTGTAAAAAAATTCAGTATTCCCTCCAGCTTCATAGTTCTTTCAGTACCATCACTCGTATTATACTTTACGATAGCTGTTATTTTTGGTAAATCGGTTACAAATGATTTTATCTTTTCATATTCTGAAATTGTCAAATTTGATAATAAAGAAGTCATGTCTTGTTCGGAAATGTCATCAGAATTAAATACATTTTCGTCCATATAAACTTTAGCTATGGATGCTTTTAAGAAATGTTTGGTGTCGAAATCGCCAGACAGATCTATGATTTTACTGATCTTTGGTTCTCTTAAAATTATTTTGGTAGAATCATCTAATTTTATTTCTTTTTCTTTTATTCCCTTCACAACACTTAATTTAGAAAGATCTATACGAGACTCTATTTTTTCTTGTGTTGTAGGACATGTAAATGATATCTTTACCATTTCTCCAACAGACTTAGATCTTAGATTGCAGAAAAGATATTCCATATCCTGAAGAGTTAGTTCTTGAGGATCAATATCTTTATAGCAATCTTCTATTAATTCAAGAATAGCTTTAAAGATTATTCTTGTATTTTTTTCTTCTTTAATTAAGAGTAAAGATTTTTCATCTGACACTAAAAAAGGTCTAAAGAAAACTTCTTTATCTTTACTTGGTAATACACAGGAATATGTTGGATATTTTCTTTTAAAAATCATGGTAAAGTTATGTTGTTATGGTATATGTTCTAAAATTAAAAATTACATCAAAGGTCGAATTTCCGCTATTAACTTCTGCATCAAAATCCAAGGGTAAAATTAGAGCAGGAAACGCTTCATTAAAGGTAAATGTACATGCTGGGATGCCATTATATGTTTCTGCTACTACGGTTATTATGCCGTTTTTTGCACAATCGTCGTAATAATTTGCGGCAGTTGTAATATTAAAAATTCCAGCATCAGTAACTGCTAGTTTACCAATCCAATCGTTTATTGTTTTATATGTTCTCCAATCTTGTTCTATTGGGAAGCGTAATAATAAACCTTTATCACTTTCGAAGGTAGGGTTAGTTGGTATATTTCTACCGATACCAGGACCAGTCATTCTGTCTGGAGTTAATTCGACCCCTCTCTGGCCTATGTTCATATAGATTGCAGGAATAGATTCTAAATCTTCTTCAGAGGAAATATCATCACCTAAACATGTGGTCTGAAATGTAACAGAGAACTTATTTTTTCTCTGAATTCCATTGTGATCTGCTATTCTTTGTATGATTTGATCAGGTGTCATTTAAATATGTTCTTTTCTGTTAAAAGTTTAAATTCCCACTTATTATCATCACACAATTTTTTGGCAGCTTTCCATTTTGATTCATTTATCAAATATCTAGCAGTATCATCTTTATATGATTTTGCTTTTTTATTTTTTGGAAGCATGGTTTGTTTGTATGGTTTTACTTCAACAATCCATGTCTTTTCTGTCCCGGTTTTATCCTTTAATTTGACAACAAAATCGGGAAAATACATATGGACCTTTCCATCTACTGGAGATAGATAAGGTATTTTCAAACATTCGTAACACCAATTTATAACTGAGTCGTTATCATCAAAATATTTGCACATTTTTCTCTCCCAAAGGGATTTGCATAAAATTTTTGATGAATTTCCGACATATTTTTCTGTGTGCTCTGGTAAAAATTTTGTTTTATACGGCACGAAATATATATAACGGAATAAAAAATGTGTGATGCAATCGATATAACAAATCTCAAATATCCAATAACGCAGCAATATGATCGGGAGCAAGGTTATGTTATTGGATTTTCTGCCGCTGACTATAGTGTAAGAGCGGACCAAAGAACTAGAGATTCTATTATAGCTGAAAGATCATATCTTAATATTGTTTTGCCTATACCAGGAGAATTGGTAGTACAAACTGCACATGGATATAGTGAAGAAGCAAATCCTGTCGGCCCTATGCTTACAGCAGCTGGCGCATTAAACAGCGGAGGAGATATCAATCTACTTCGAAGAGTTTTTGTCGATCCGATGCTTACTTATTTTAGTAATATTAGTTCTACTACTAGCCAACAAATGTATTCAAACATTACAGAATTATCTCTAAAATCAGAAGCTAGAAGAGAATTTGAATTTGGATGGCTGCTAATTCCTAAAAATGAGTGTGATGCTCAACAGATATCGGCAATAGCAAATGCGTTTAGAGAGGCTTCTTATCCTGTCTATGCAGATTTGCCAGAAAGAATTTATCCTCCTCCTATTTGGGCATTGTATATCGGTAATAGAACCGCACCACAACCAGGATTAACGAGAGATTGGTTAGGAGATCCAATGCCTTGTGTTTTAGTATCTGTTTCTGTAAATAAAGTTCCATTAGATTCTAAAAGAGTAACTTATTTTACGGATGGTCAACCAATAGCAACAGCAATATCTGTTTTGTTTAAAGAATTCGAAACAGGAGCTATCGATCCACAAACTAGAGTTGTTCTTAGCAAATCAGAATATTTACAAAAATTCTAATGTTTAAAAACTATTCTAAAATTTCTTATGATTTTGATGGTGTTGAAAGAACAATATTATTATTCAACAACGATTATGATTTTTCTCAAATCAATTCATCATTTTATGCAGAAAAAATAGAAGATGATGAATTGTTGGATACATTTTCCTTAAGAATTTTTGACAAATCTTCCACTTATTATATTCCTCTCTATACCGGTGATATTTTAAATCCATTTACTGAATTGCCCCCAACAACGGAGCAAACAGAAAATGAATATACTGTATTTAAATCATTGATGTCTCCTTCGGCAAACTTTACGGCAACAGGAGGACAAACTGCTGCTTATGTCGAGCCTGGGGATTTAATTGTTCAATATTCTCCGAGTGCATATTCAGCTCAGTTTAACACTACAAATAATTTTGCCTATGTTGCGGATGTTGATTATGAGATTAATAAGCTCAAAGTTTTAAATAAGGGAATTACTCAAGCAAGTGGCTATAGAATTCTTAGAAAAACAAATAATGAGTGGAATCCAATAACATCTCCTTTATTAACTGGATTTGTATTAAATAATGTGTATTTGGAGAATTTTTCAAATTCTCCTGTTTCTTTTGTTGATGAAAACGGTGTTATGACAAATAGTTTTGTCACTGCTGGATACACTGCGGGTACTCCAACTGGCGGATACATATCAATGACGGAATTGAATGATTTTATTGGCGATAAGAATTTTGTAAATATCCCAACAAAATCCCAATTGAATGTCGTTGGAGATATGATTAATGTCAGTAGCTAATCTAAAAGGTTTAGTAAATATTACAATTACTCATGGTAGAAACGATACTCAATGGGTATTGGTAGACGGTGACTATTCTAGTGGATATTTTGAACAAATATCATTTGATGAGGGGTTGGAACAAAATGTCCCTAGCGGAACATTGTTACTTAGAGATCCCGGAGACATACTAAAAAACTTCAATTTTTCTGGAAGAGATGGATTATCCATAACCATAAATGATACAAATCCATTAGACCCAGATACATTTACTACGAGAACTTTTTTCTTCATAATATACCAGGTAAACCATGCTACTGATTATGCTGATAGAAATCAGCCAAGAATGGTAACATTAAAATTTATAGATCAACTATATTTTTACAATGAAAGAAGGCCATTCCTATATGAAGAAGATTTTAGATTAATTTCTTCAAAAGAAAATTATGATGAAGAATCTTCGGGAGAAAAAGGATGGGCTAACGAAGCTATTAAGAAATTCTCTTCTATCGGATCTCAGATAGATGGTTCTCCTTCTATATTGCCATATTATATTGATGCATCTAAAAATTACGCTTGGTTAAAAGAAAAACAACAAATTTATCCAAGCGGAAGAAAAGTCGAGTTTGAAAATGTTTTAACTCTATTGAATTATCTTTCTTCAAATGCTGTAGATTCATCCAATTCTCCTAATTTTTTCTGTTGGAAAGATCTACATTCTTTTAATTTTATTAGTTATTCTACGATGGTTGGACTGCAACCGTCTTTATCTTTAAAGACTGGTCTTATAGATGCTATCAGCAATGATGGTTATATAAAAATTAACTCCATAAATGCCATGCCAAATTTTTCGTTTATGGAATTGGAAAATAATGGGGCATTTTCATCTTATTACGAAAGAATAGATCCAGATTTTACTAATCCGTATTTTACCCATTCTGATGTGTCTAAGGGATATACGAAATATGCGGTTACATACGGATTGGGACAAAATTTTAAAACGGGTGGAAAGCTATTTAGCACAGCAACTGCAAATTTAGGAACAAAAGGATCTGTAGATCCTACTGGCACAGATATAACTCAAAATATAGAAACAGATATTATTCTAAATGTTGCCGGAATAACTTCTATTAGCATCACTCCAAAAAGATTTTACGATGATGGTCAGTGGGGTTATTTTGATGAGTCTTATTTCAATGATTCGTTATTAGAGCCATCCTATAGCATCTATACCGAACAGGGTATAACAATGAAATATCAAAGCACCAGCAGAGTTGCATCTACTCTTTGGCAAAACATGTTTGATATAGAAGAACTCAATCCTATTGTTGGTGTGACATTACAGATTGAATCAGAAATAGACATTGAAACCAATCCCAAAGGAAATTCGTATCAAGCCAATCTTAATTTTGTAAAACAATTTATACAAATAAGAAAAGACATAAACGAAGCCAGAAATGAATATTATACTCTAAGAGAGTTAAAAGAAAGATGGAATGTTTTTAAGTATGTTGTTTGTTGCATGGCCAATGGTCACGAAGCTTTCTATGCAGTAATTTTAGGAGCAACCGCAGCAGACGGAAGCGACCAAATACTAATAGATCCAGAACCAACAAAATCTAAAGCCTTTAAGTATGCTTGGAAAGAAGTCGAATTTATGCCCAAGGAATACGAGGGCATATCTGGTTCTGAACCAGTTTTCGTGTATCCAGAATTTGGTGTATCTGGTGGAGTTTATGGCTGCACATGCGGAGAACCAGAAAACTTGCCAAACGGTACTAGTGTAACGGGGATTACTTTTTCTAATTCACATCCATTTTTCAATATCTTTATACCTAACGGAGCAAGATCCGGTGGATATGCTGGTATAAGTGCAGGATTCACAGCATTTTATCCAGCAGGGTCAACTTTTGTTAAAGTAGCTGTAGACCCTTATTTCCCCGCATTCAATGTAAATGAATTGACAAATTATGAATTGACTGAAACCGGACTAAGAAGAAAGTATGTCGGGCCAGGTATAAACATGGATTCCCAGACATTCCCAGAAGGAAATAAACTAATTCCTATTGGTTATATGCCTTCATATGATGATCCATGCAAACATCAATATCATGGTCAAGTGGTAAGAATGTATCAAATACCATTAAAAACTCTTAAAGGTTTGAGTTTATCGCAGGCAGATATGAATGCAACTCCACTGATGTATGTTTTTGATGCTCAAAATGCGATAGAAGGTCAGTGCGAAGAATGTTTAGAGGGATAAGGAAATAACGATGTCAAAAAATGTATTTTTGAATAAAAATATAGCAACCACTCAGGTTCATATAAACTTTATAGATGAAGATCATATTGAACCTAAAGATTATATGTGCGCTAATCCCTTGGCCATATACGGATCATTTCCAAGAAATACCGATGAGTGTTTAGAAAAATTTTTTCCTGGCTATACGCAAAATTCAGATTTAAATGAGATGGTTGCAAAATTAAGACCATCAAAACCTTCTATAGCTTCAGATAAGGGTAGCGGTCTTCCCATTTATGAAGAAGATTCTGAACCGGAAGGATGTGAATTGACTTGTGCGTTTTCTGATACGAAAATGTGCGATAAAATTGATCAGAGATTGGGAGAAACTTTTTTAGGGTGCTACTATTCAGAACCAAATGCACCATTTAGCTGCGATTGTCCTTTTTTCGGAAAAGACTACCCAAAACTGCTTACCGCTGCATTAAAAAATAGTACATTCTGGAATACTCCTCTTGAAGTTCCATTAGCCAGAAGAGCTTTTTTAGCGTTAATGAATGCTAGTAAAATTCAAGTTACGATTGATGGTACATTCAATGTAAGACCGGGATATAAAGTAAATATTTACGATATTCCTAATCAATATGCCGATGCTCAACCTGGAAAATTAAATGGTGATTGGATAGTAATGGCAATCAATCATAAAATATTTAAAGATAGGCATCAAGAAACAACACTAACTTTAATGAGGGC